TATTCTAACTTTACCATTTAATCTATTTACAAATGTCACAGTAAAACCTGTAAGACTGCCAAGATTTAATGTTCTTTGCATTCTACAAGTGCCAGTAAAACCCGTTAAGTCTTTGGCACTATTTGATAGACCATCTTCAAGCACAAAGGTTTGCTCAAAGTCAGTATGTTTATAGATTATTAAATTGGTGCTAAAAACTGCCATATTACTATTTATGGGGAACCAAAATAATGCACGAACGTATTAATACCAGATCTAACGAGTGCGTTACCCTCAACTGCAACAAGTTTAAATCCACTAGGTCGAGTTAGAACTACATCATATACATGTCTACCACCTTGAAGAAACTTAGTTATTGAACTTGCAATTGAAATATTGATTTGACCTTGAGCAGCACTTGTAATACCAACTTGAATATCTGCAAATCTATAGTTTGTAGGACTTTTTCTTAATTTAGATTGTGCAGTAAAACCCGTTAAATCAACAACACCAGAACCATCAGAACTTAACAGTGTTAAATCTTCACTAAAAGTTTCACCGACATTGATTGTTATGTTTTTCCTGTAAACAGTCATTTATATAATCGTTTATTGATATTTATGGATATATACTTATGAATGTGTTAAAATATGATTACTGTTTTGGAAGTCGATTATGAAAACCCTTGGATCTATGAAGGTCGTCCTTTTACCTCTGATGATATTGGGGATTACTACGGGTTTATTTACTGCATCACCAATACTAGCACAGGAAGGAAATATATTGGAAGAAAATACTTTGTCCAGAAGAGAAAACCAAAAGGAGGAAAGAGAAGAGTCACAAGTGAATCAGACTGGAAGCGATATTATGGAAGCTCTGACGATCTTAAACGAGATATTAGAGAAATTGGAAAAGACTCTTTCAGAAGAGAAATCCTCTCCCTCCACACAACCCTTGGAAAAGTAAACTACGAAGAGACAAAACAATTGTTTTTACATAATGTTCTGATGGAGTCACTTGACGACGGGACACCGATGTACTATAATAGCAACATACTCGGACGCTATATGCGTAAAGATTACGGTGAATTTAACAAAGACTCTTAGAACAACTTACGATTGGTCAATAGACCGAATGAATGAACTATGTACTGATGGTGATGTAGAACAATTAAAAAATGCAATTTCTATTCGTCAAGAGTTTGCAGAATGGTTACTTAGAGAAGATAAAGAAATTCGTCATGAAATTGTTTCCCTTGAATATATGGGAGAAGGTAGCGAGTATGATATATAATTTGTATTAAATAGTATTATGTTACAAAAAATAGTAAATGGAATCGCTATTGCAAGTGGTGTTATATCTCTCACCGTTGTTGGTCTTGGCGGTTACGTATTCATACGCAAGGATGCGATTATCGATAGCGTCAAAAGCAAGGTAATGGAAGCAGTTACCGAAAAACTTGGTGGTCTTGGAGACCTCGGTGGTGGAGCATTAGGTGGAGTTACTGGAGGATTAAGTTTACCTGCACCATCTAATCCTGTTGCATCACCAGATGAACCTACATCACCTATGTCACCAATACCATTAGGTTTCTAAGGATTAAGTGTCTATATATAATATAGACATACCGATCCCATGGCTGAAGCAGTTAAAAAAGAAGAAGTAAAATCTAAAGGTCCTCTAGGTAAACTCAAAGAGGCAATGGATGACAAAGAAGAGCAGATGGCAATCCTGAGTACTTTTGTAAGACTTGGGATTTTAATCTGGGCTGGTGGAATATTGACATTAAATTACGTTCAATTTCCTGGTCTATCAAAACAGGATAATATCGATCCAACTTTCATAGCTTCGGTCTTTACGGGGGTTTTAGCTACATTTGGTGTTGAGGCAGGACAAAGGAAAAAGAATGCATCATCAGGAGGAGGAGCAAGTATATCCAAGAAAGATATGGAAGTATTAATCGAGAAAGCAGCAAATACAGCACCCGCACAAACAATAAGAATTGAGCAAGCACCAATGGTTCTTGCACCTTCAGTACCACCTAAGAAAGGATAATGGAAAAGAAAGAAGTGAAATGGGGTAAATGGTTCGCCTTGGGATTGGGTGGACTTATTGGTTTATCTCACATTGGTATGATAGGTTCTTTATCAAATCGTCAAAGTAAATTACCAAGTATCAACCTTCCAGTTGGTCCTTATACATCATATGAAGCAGAAGTCGGACATAATGGATATAAGATAAGTTATAAAGCAAACGATCCAAAAGTAATGCGTGTGGAAAGGGATAGCAATACTAAAGGTGGGTTTCTTGGATTGGCTAACAACAAAGTTAAAGTCGTGGAACAGTACACAATGGACGGTGCAGTTCATAATAAATCAACCACAACAGAAATCGGAACAGACGGAAAATCAGAAGCTTGCATCAAAGCAATTGGAGGAGCAGAAAATACAGGAAGGCTCGTTGGTTCAAGTGTTGGTGCCAGTGTTGCTCCTAGCGTCGCTAATATTCCCATTATTGGTTGGGTTGCTGCTGGTTGGGTAACTATGTTTAGTGGTAATCAAGGTGCAGAAATAGGTGGTGGTATGGCAGAGGACTTAAATAAGAATTGTTAAGTTGCCAATCTAAAATTTTGTGCTAGAATATACATAGAGAAAAGAAAAGAAAAATGATTTTTGGATCAAACCCATCAGTATATACATTGCCAGGCACTTGGGAAGCACAACCTTTTGTTCCAGTTGAGTTAGTATTCAGCACTACAGTTGCAGTAGCATCTCTAGGATTAGTTGTAGGATTAATAGCAGGAATTTCGATTGTTAAGATAAGAAGAAAAAGAGTGTGATAGGTGTGGGAGTCCACACATAAATGCGTATTTATACCTAGTATGATATACTAAATAATAATGTACTGGAGTTGAAACTATCATGTCCCACTACACACTTTCTTGGCACGATAACCAAGAAACCGAACAACATATCTGCGAATATGCGAATGACGCATTTGAAGCAGTCAAGCATGCAAGAGAGGATGTTCCGTATCTACACGAACATCCTTTTTCTTTGTATGAAATTCTCAAGGAGGATGATGAAAATCTTTAAATTTAAATATCTATTACAAGCTTGGTGGTTATTTGCAATTATGTTTGCGATAGCACTAGGTCCTAAAGTTGCATACGCAGCAGAAGTCACAATGGGTTCTGGAGGTAATCTAATCTTTGAACCAAACGAAATCACGATTAGTGCAGGTGATACAGTTACATTTGTAAACGGAGAACTGCCACCTCATAATATGATTGTCAAAGACCATCCCGAACTATCACATTCAGACCTGGCTTTTATGGGTGGGGAAAGTTTCGAGGTTACTTTCCCAGAGTCTGGAGATTATGAGTTCCAATGTGACCCACACGCAGGTGCAGGTATGAGAGGAGTTATTCACGTCGAATGAAAAAATTTAACACTTGGGTGCTAGACACCACAATTTACATCATTGATTTTCTTTACAGAGGTAGAGACTTTCAAAGATTCTGGGTTCTTGAAGTAATTGCAAGAGCACCATACTTCTCATTCATAAGTGTACTTCACTTTCGTGAGTCACTTGGACTACGAGGAGAAGACCATATATACTTAATGAAGGAACATTTCTATCAGGCATTAAATGAAACAGAACACTTGGAGGAGATGGAAACTCGTGGAGGCAATGAGCACTGGATCGATAGATTCTTCGCTAAACACTTGGTTCTTCTTTACTATTGGATTATGGTTGCTTATTATTTCGCTAGTCCAATAGATGCGTACGACATCAATATGAAGATTGAGAAACACGCATACGAAACTTATGTCAAATACTCTGCATATCATCCAGAAGATAAAAAGATTGCAGAAATTGCAGAGGACGAACTCAATCACGCAAGAGAATTAAAACTTGCAATGTCGATGGTTTAGTGATATAATAAATATTACACCTGTAACAATTAAATGGTATCTCTTTTACTACTCACATCTAGCTTTCTAAATTTTATTTTTTACATCTACGCAATCGGTTTTGTGGTTGCACTAGGATTAGAACAGATAGTTAGAAGAGGGGGTAATGAAAGAGATATTTACATTGTAGAGTATAATCGAAAATATCTTTGGCGAAATACTTGGTTGATAAATATACTTTGGTTTTTTACAAATATTGGATTGTTTGTGATGTCAAGAAATATGCAATCACCAATTGATAACTTTTGGAGTGAAGGTTTATGAAGAATGTTAAAGAAGTAAGATGGAAAAGTCAAGACAAACAAACACCTTTCGCACCTGAGTGGGACTATAGAATCATTGAAGGAGAAATAGAAGATGTAAATTTTGATTCCATATCTAATTATCTGTTAGAAAAGAAAGATGAAATTTTAAAAATAAAACCATCTAGAGGCGATGGTTTAACTGGTTTAGGTATAAATTCAACTACAGCTAGACACGCTGATTTTAATGTATTTAAATTTGGGAACAATGAAATTGATAAGTTAAAAGAAAGTATTATCTTTTTACATAATGAATTATTAAAATTAATTGATATGGAACAAGTCATACCTTATATGGAACTTCATACTCAATGTTGGTATAATGTTATGAAAAAAGGTCAAAAGATTTTACCACATTTACATGATCTTGGACCATATTGTTACTTAGGTGGACACATTACAGTTCAGTGTGATGATACATATACTGGTTATATGCATCCTGCTAATCAACTTAATCATCCCTTTGTGCATAAGAGTAAAAATGAAGTAGGTAAAATAACACTCTTCCCAAATCATATTCCACATTTTACTAGTGTGCATAATGGTGATGATGAGAGAGTTACTATTGCTTTTGACTTAACAACACAAAATATTGCTAAAAACGATAACTATGTGAGGATTTTATGAAAGAAAAAACATACGACGATACAAATTGGAGAGAGGACTACGCAAAGAATTTTTGTAATAATAAAAGACATCTTGAACTATTAGAGAACGGACCTCATAGTTTATCTCAAGCGTGGTTGTTGGGAGCATTACATAATGAATGGAAAAGAATTAAAGGATATAAAGACGAATACCCAGAGGAAAATAAGGGTCAATGCCAATCTTCATTGAAAGAGTTTTACTCTCGATATAAAGACCAAGGTATTTGATGCATCGCTTCAAAGAAATATTACCAAACAAACGTAAACGTAAATGGTGGAGGATTAAGTTATGGCAGCTCAAACGGTTACTTGGTCGGTTGTTATAATGGTTGCAATTTTATTAGTTTGTGTTACAATAGCAATATACTATATAATGAGATACGATCATTTCTTTCCTAATGACTAAAAAAGAAGAACGAAAGTATGCAAAGAATCGAGAAGAATACTTCCGTGAGTTTCACAGAGTGATAGCACCTGTGGTTGTAATGAAAGTGGAGGGTAAAGATGAATAAGTTAGCAATAATTCCAATATTTTTTTTAACAATGTGTGGTACAGCACCTATAACTGACCCACCTGCACACGCACAAGAAGTTGATGATAGAGATTTAATTATGATTCCAAAACAAGAATTGAAAGGAGAAATAGATATCTATGATCCTGCTCATTGGCAACAAATCCAAATGATGTTTCAAAGAAATGTAAGAAAAGGTCAAATCGAAAAGAATGCAACTAAACCTGGTGATGCCATAAATAATGCACTAGTTGATTTTATGGAGGCACAAGATGGGAGCGATGGTTCCACCGAGCAGGAAAAGCTGCTATAACTTTAGAGTAACGGAGATTAATCGTGTTGTTGACGGGGATACTATTGATGTCACCATTGATCTTGGGTTTGATCTATACAAGAAAGAAAGAGTTAGAGTTGCAGGAGTTGATACACCAGAGAAAAGAACAAGAGATCTGGAAGAGAAAGCACTGGGACTAGACGCTACAAACTGGATGAAAAAAAATTTGGAGGACGCAATTGATGGAGATGATGAACTCACTATTAGAACTGAACTCAAAGGTGGCATGGGTAAGTATGGTAGGCTGCTTGGTTGGTTATACATTGGCGATGATGACGTATCGCTCAACGAAAAGATGATTGAAGAAGGATATGCTTGGTCGTACGATGGAGGTACGAAACAAAAGAACTTTGAGGAACTTCGTGAAATACGAAGATCCAAAGGTACACTTATTGCAGGTTAATTATGTTTGCTATTTTAGGTGACGCTGCTAATGCGTACAATGCTATTCCTTGGCAAGATGCATTTCCATTTATGCTATGTTTAATTTTTTTATATTGGGTAAAAGTTAAAATAGATACCAGAGCAGGTCTTGGTAAAAAGAAATTAAGACAGCTTAAAGAAGTTATTAAAGAAGCAATTAATGAAACTATTGGTTTAGAGTAATGAAATCTTTATTATTTAAAATTGGTGTTGGTGTATCTGTAGCACTTAATCTTTTTGTATTTACTGTTGCGATGTATGGGTTGATTACTCGTGAAGAAAGAGTCGAAGAGAATCGAAAGTGGTTGAAAGAAACTATCGAGAAAGAGGTATACGATCAAATTAAATTTGTAATGCCTAAAGAATCTGGTGGTGTATATGTCCCCAATAAATGAAATTGAGGTACCAAATATTACAATACCTAATGTTGTAAGTAATCAACATTGGTTGAATGGTATACCTAATGTTCCAAGTAATCATCCACCAATCACAACACAAATAGGATTTCCAATTGTAGAAATACCTGGTTGTGTTAAGATGCATCAGGATAATAAAGATCATGTATCAAAGTTACCTTTTGATAAAGATTTGGTAAATCAAGACGAAAAGGGAACAACAACATTATGTCCTCACGGTGAATATCCATCATATGAAGCGATGGAATATACACCAGAGCAGTTATTAATTACACGAGAAACACCACCACCCCCAGTTGAACCACCACCAGAAATCGAAGCACCAGAAATACCTGACACTGGTGATTTAGGAAAAAAAGAAGATGTGCCTTGTCCTGGTCCTGGTAATTTAAGAGTTGGTGATATTACACAATCAGGTGATGAAAGAGTTGTGGGTCACAAGTTAAGTGATGATGGTAAGGTCTGTGAGACATTATATGAACCAACTACACCTATTGAAAAATTTATTCCCTCTACAAATCAGGCAACCAACGCACTCGCAATTGCAGTTATCGCAACAGCAGGTGCTACAGCAACACCAATTATATTAAGAATAGTCAAACCGATTCTTACAAAGATATGGAAAACGATACAGAAAAAAATGGGTAAGAAAGTTGATATGCCCATTCGTGCAGAAATAAGAGCGAATAAGTATCGTGAAAAGAAAGGATTACCACCTTTGAAGAAAAAATAATTACTTTTTAGTATTACCAATTGATATCTCTTTTAAAACACTTGCATCTTTACTGATGGGAGGTTTTACTGGTATCTCGTGTGTATGATTTGCGACTACACCTGCAGGATTTATTAACATCACATCTGCACATACCTTTGCATATTCTGTGCCAGGTTTAAATATAATTCCAGCCATCATTAGTTCACCACAGTTCTTTAATCTTGCGATTTCAAAGTCTAGTCTTTTATTTGCTACACTCTGTTCCATTAATGCGATATTTGCTGCAGCTGCTTCTTTACACTGCTTTTGTAATTCTTTATCTAATGGTTTTGACCAAGTAGCAGAAACACCTAATGATAAAGTGCTACTGTCTTTCTGACCTGTTCTTGTTGGTTTATAATATAAAATTTCCCCTGGATTGTCTGGTACGTCGTCATTATTTGCGTCAACATTATTGTATACTGGATCCATATAGTAAGATTCGTAAGGACGCTTGACTGCGATATTTCCTGTTACAAATGGTGTTATGTTCATGGTAGGACCTTGACATTGTATACCATTTCCATAAGTATTAGTTATATACGGACCCTGTAAAACTTGTATAGCTTGATTGGTCACTGAGCCAGAACTATTGGCGACTGGATTCGCTGTCGCTGAAACACCACCTATATCACTTGCAAACGTAGGGGATGCTGTACCTAACAAACAAACTGATATCAGTTTGAGAAGGT